GTCCGTGCTGCTCATTAAAGAGCTGTGCCGATCTTTTCAGATGATCGGTTCTGTGCTTAGCGGCAAGACAGTTAAGTCAGACCCGGTAAGTTCGAGGCGTTTTCAGATCACGATCACAGTTTTGGTACAAATCAACCACCAAGCTATTTCGCAGTAAAATTGAAATAGGGGTGATGAAATTTATACTAGAAGATGTTTGAGATAACATCAACCTGAATGTGAGTCCTATTCTTAAAAGGAGTTTTAAGAAAGTGCCTAAGGGATTGTACCTGGACTCATTGGCAATGAGTTGACAGGGTTTTTAGAACTAGATACAACCAAGTACCTAGCTTTGGAAAGTTTGGGTTTTGTTTTGACTGATTTTTTCTCTAATACTTGTGTAAAAATGTTACATCCGAAGTATCTCCTTTATAGAGCAAAATCAGGGTTTGATGCGCAATCTAATGTATGGTTTTGCATTAGTTACATGAGAGTGTGGATTCCGATCCCGCATCGAGAGTTTATGTACTCTTCCATTTAGTAACCTCCTTAACTCTTTTAATCGCTAAATGCAAATTTGTGTTTGTTAGACAACAAAGATAACAATTTAGGATCTACTCCAGTTATTTAAAAGTCTTTTGGTGCATACATCTTAACTCGGAAGAGTAAGATCTATTAAATGAGGCGCGAAGCTTTTTAAGACTTAAAAGATTAGTAAATGGCGAGTGCATGTAAATGAGGTTTGTTTAAAAGTTATTTGTTCTATTTGGAATAGTATTGTCTAGTGCTCAACGTTTTTAATGCATCTCTGCAAAAATGCAGATCGGCGCCTTTGCCGCTAGGAGAATACGCCCATTTTGAACAGAATTCAAAGTCGAAGCAGTCACGAACAATAACTTTTTTGATGATTTGTCCCAAGCCGTACTACATGTCTCCATCTTCAGAAGCAGCGAATCTTCTGATTGACGTTGTGAGTCTAGCTTTGTAGCGAGGGTCGATAAATATTACAACATCATCTCCGGATGCGAAAACTTTGCACTAAAAAGATTTCCAGGGTTCGTAAATCCCGGCATCTTATAGATAGAAGTAAGCATACATTAATGAGCGTAATGTATTACCGAGTGTTGTTTTAGTTGGATGGCCACTGAAGGTTGTACCAGAAACCTAAGTATATGTATAGTTAGATTAAACGTAAAAGCGATCAGTGCCTGAAGGTTGAGAATGAGCCATATCTTTCATCCAAGCTTTCCAGATACGTTAGGGCCAGACCCTATGTTTCAATTAACCGAGGTGAGTGAAAATGACACTAGTGTGATTTAAGACTGCAGCTAAGAATTGAGAGGAAAATTGCTATGGTGAAAGTTGAAGGTGAGGATGGACAGCTTGTGATCGAGCGTAACACTACTATAAAGAGGGCATTACTATCTACCAGAACATGTCGTCCACGAGCTTCAATATGGGTGTAAATTGAGTTGAGTCAAAACCTGAACCATCTAGAGAAAAAGTAATCCAATTTTATCTGGCATAGGACCGGAATAAATCTTGCATCGTCTTCTTGTCTAATCCTTGTACAAATCCTGTTTAAGCACGCTTAATTGGGGTCCATAAAAGAGATTGATAAGTAGTCAATACGCCACATAAAATTGAAGATGGATTGCATATTTGGCGAGGTCTTGAACTTTGTTTAGTCAAAAAACCATTCAATACTTTGAGGTCTGGTGTATAATAATTTTAACCTGATTTAACCATAGACAAGTAAGTGCCATTCCAGTTTTTTACGCTAGGCTGGATTAGTTGCTTAGTTAAGGTTTAGATGTAGTGAAGTTTTTTGGCTTTTGGAAACTCTGTCTTGGAATTGATGTATTCGACAGGATCGAAAATGGGAAGTTTGACAGATTTCCATTTTTATTTAAAATTTTTGAAATACCTTTAAGTCATATTCTTAAAGCGGGTTAGAGCATTTCGAGCGGGACGTATCCTGGGTGCTAAGTGTCTATGGTGTAAAGCGTAGACAGCATTGTGTTTAGACTTAGCAGACCATTAGAAATCTAACCTTCCATCGACTAGGTCGAGTCCAGTTTTAGTTCTAACGCCGTATTGTTCATAGGGCACCAAACGATTAAGTTTCGTGTCCCACATAACCGGTTTAGGATGTTTCTACAACCATTAGTTAACTCTTTGCACTTCCAAATTTCCATCTGCTACGTCTAATGTATTGATTTACATTCGAGGTAAGCAGGGTGGAGTTGGTTTAGTGTGGAACTAACAGGGAGCTGTAGTGACATTTTATGTGGTAAGAGCAAGTGATTTAAGATTTTTTC